TGCAAGGCGAGCGCCGACAGCGTTGAGCAGGCGGACGACAGCTAGACTGACTGAACGGAACAGCGAGCGCGACGCGAACAACGCTAGCAGAGCGGGGTCCTCGTCGCGCATCGCTCATCCCTTTCGGCTGATCGAGATACCCTTGCGCGTGTAGAAGTCCACGCCCTCGGGTAGCTCTGTCTTGGACTCTAGAAGGTCCCGGACAAGCTCGTTGAGCCTGCCCTCGCGGACCGCCTCGGAGTAGATCACGTCGCCGTAGCCAGCAGCCTTGAGCGACTTGAGCGCGGCCTCCGAATCGATGACCTTCCCGTAGGTGGTCGCGCGCGAGACGAACGACGCGACGCCCAGGTCACCGAAGTCGAACTTGATCGTGCCTTTGACGCCTAGCTCCGAGAGTTCCTCGAATAGCTCGGCCTCACACTCGCGGTACGCGGCCTCCGACTTCTTCGCGGCTGTCTTGTCTATGTCCCTTTGCTCTCGCAATTCAAGGAGTCTGTGGAACTTCGACTTGAACTGTGCGGTAGATGTGTCAGACACGTTCCACTTCCTTGATCGAATCCTTCTTGATTACGGATGACACGATGGCTTCCTTCGCCGTGTTGGTCGGGCGCACGCGGTCCTCATCAACAGTGCCCTCGGCTTGCAGGATCAACACCGTGACTGCATTCTTTTGACCGTTGCGGTAACAACGATCTTCTGCTTGCTCGTTGTGAGCCGGAACCCAACTGCGCTCAATGAAGATCACAGTGTCAGCAGCGGTGAGAGTGAGAGATTCGCGCATCGCCGCAAGCGTCCCAACAAGTACATCAATCTCACCAGATTGGAACCGATCTTCGTACATGGTGCGGACGCCGGATGACACACTACCAGTGAACGCCTCGGCGGTGAGTTTCTTTGCGCGCAATCGCTCCACGAGAGCATGGGCAGTCGGTACGAACTCGGTGAACACGACAAACTGCTTCGGCTGCGCGTCGGTGATAATTTCCACCGCCGCATCCAGCTTCGCAGAGTCGTCATCGCCGCCAAGCGTCGCAGGCGTCGAAGCGATCTGGCGCAGGCGCACGGTGCGGGCTGCGCCATTCGTCATTTCGTAAATCTTCTTCTTGCCTTTGACGACCTGATCGAGTTCCTTGGCGAGTGCGACGTCACCCTCTTGGATCGCTTGGGTTACTGCCAGCCAGAAGTCACTCTCTGCCTGGTCGTACACCTTCTGCTGCCCCTTGTTGAGCTTGATCGGTACGTACTCACGCACCTTCTCGGGCAGGTTCAGCTTCTCACCCTTCGTGCGGCGCACGAGGCGATCCTTCAACTCGAAGCGCAGAGCGTCCGGGTTCTTGACACCGACGATGACACGGCCGTAGCCACTGTCATAGTCGTCTACGTACTCGTCGTAGAACGGCCAGTACGCCCATGCGATGCCGTTGTGGCGTCGGCCCTGCTCGTGGTACTGCTCGGGGTAGAGCCAGCGCAACACGCTCCACAACTCAGCCGGATGGTTCATCAGCGGAGTGCCACTCAGACCAAGCATGACCGGAGCCTCGACCTTCCAGAGCCCACGCGCTGTCTGTGACTTGTGGTTCTTGGCGCGGTGGCACTCGTCCGCGATGACAGCGCGCCACTTGGTCGTCTCGAACAGCGGTTCCTTGATATCCCACGACACATGCTCGCGCGTCGAGGACGAGCCGTCCCGGTGGTTCACGACCGTTTCAGTGACGTTCTTCTTCGCCCTGATCTGCTCGTAGTTGACGATGACCCAGGCGTTCGCCTTGATCGCGGCCACAAGCTGCTCGCGGCGCTTCTTCGGCGTCAGCGCGTCGATGATCTGATGCGGTTCGTCTGAGCCAAGCCACTTCGTAATCTCGCGTGCCCAGACGCCCTTGGCACTGTTTGGGCAGACAATCAGACACGGTAGCTGCGCGTCCGCATCCGTGCGGATCATGTGTTCGACCACGGTGGAGAGCGCCTGTAGTGTCTTGCCCAGGCCAAGGTCGTCGCCAAGGATGTTGCGCGGGTTACCAGCCGCGAAGTCCACATAGGCGCGCTGGTAGTCATACAGCAAGTTGGCCCACGGAATCATCAGCTTGGCGTCATCCGGCAGCGCGGTGGTCAGTTCCTTTTCGCGGTCGGCGCGTGAGTTGCGTACCCACTGTAGGAGCGCAGCGTCTGCGCTCGGCTTGATCGAAAGCATGATGCGCTCGGCGGTCGCCGGGTCGTCCGGGAACACCCACAGCTTGCTCTCGCCGTCGAAGCGGCGTCCGGCAATCGAGCGCACGCGCGACAGCGCGTCGTTGAAGTCGGCCGCGCCGCTGAGGGACAGCCTGAGTTCTCCGTCGTTACGAGTCAGTCGTGGCATGTGCGCCTCCTAGCGAGTCCCACAGTTCGATCAGTTCAGCAATACGTTCCAGGGGTGGAACGTAATGGTCGCCGCGCGGCACCTTGCCGTTCTCGGGGCGTGGAAAGGACTCGATCAGCTTGGTCATGTTCGATTCGTGAACGGCAGCAAAGATCGCATCGAGCGGTAGGTCGAAGAACCGGGCCGTCCCGTAAACCACGTACAGTACATCCGCAAGTTCCTTGCCGATAGCAGCGCGGTCAGGCTTGCCCCAAAGGTCATGGGCTCGGACGGCTTCGTCAGCCTCAATGGCCTCTTCGATGATGAGCTTCGCGCGTAGTTGCGGATCGTCTGTCTCCTGTTGCGGTGCGCCGTAGATTTCCTCTAGGCGCGAGTGCCACTGTTCGAGCGCGGCGGCACACCCGCGTCGAGGCAAGCGTGCCGCCGCAGTCGAATCGTTCATTGGTCAGGCGTGACGCGGACGAGAACGACGTTATTCACGTTGACGAGCAGCGTACTCGCATCCTCGTCCTCGACTCCGACCTTTGAGGCGTTTCCATACGTCTCATGGTTCAGGAAGCCGAGAGTGTCTACGTCGTTGTACTCGCGAAGGGAGCCCTCAAGCGGGAGAACGGCTACCCGCATCAGACAGCCTTCGCAATCGCCCTCACAGCCGGAGCGTCGAGCAGGCCGACGACGATGCCGCCGCGACTCGACAGGCCATGGATCGCCGCGTTGCGGCCGGACTTGAGCGTCTTGACGCCGACGACTTCGATCAGACCCTTGCGGCCAAGCTCGGCACGGCGCGTGCGGATGCCGCTCGAACTCATCGCCTGGTCAGCGATGTGATGGACGTAGACCGTGAGCGCGGTGTCGTCCATCGCGCCGAAGTCCGAGAACGCCCTGAGAACCGCGCGCTGACCCTTGGTGAGAGACGCCGCTAGCTTCTTGCTGGACATAGAGGGAACCTCCGTTGTAGTGTATGGGCGCTGCCCCTGACGTAGCGGCGGTGGGCCGCAGCCCTACCCCGAAGGGGTTTCAACTCGCCGGACTCAGGAGCAGCTTGCACAGCTTAGCAGGTTGGGATCGAATTTACAAGTACGACCGTGGGTTCCACGACGCCGCCGTCGTCAGCGTCTTAGCCTCCGCGAGCCCCTTGCGAAGCTCGTCATCAAGCGCGACGATCATCGAGCCCTGCTTGGTGTCGATGAAGGTCGAGCCGTCCGGCATATCGCCGGTTCGATGTTCCTCCGCAGTCATCCACGCGCCGCGTGCGGCCCACATGAGCCCCTCGACGGCTTCGAGCGCGAGCGCGATGGATGCTTGGACTTGCTGACCGGCGATGGCGGCAACTTCATGGGGCTCTCCGTCAAGATGCCGGACGTCATGGACAGTTTCAGTTGGCATCGCTGTAGAGTAGCGTAAACTCGTTGACAAGTCAAGGTTTCTCGGGGGAATCTTCGCACTGACTGGTACGCTACATGAATGGGAACCCCTTGTCAACTTTCCTCCGACGATGCGAGCCGATGAAGTGGCCGTTCTTCCGGGACCTTCTCCTATTTTTGGGTGGGATGGGAGGCGTGATCCACGAGACGATTCTCTCCCACGCCGAGAGGCCGACTCTGCTCATTCTGTTCGCCGCGATGATGGGACTTCCGGCGTTCTTGCAGCCTCGCATGAGCGACGACGACAAGGACGAAAAGGATCGCAAGGAACTGCGCGAACTACGCTCCAAGCTGCATCAGGAGCAGAAGCGTCTCAAGGAGTTGGAGTCCAAAGCAGGATTGGAGGACGTCGAGTGACCATGCGTGTGAAGCGTCA